TGTCCTTTGCCACACGCCGCATTTTGCGGGCCATTACTTCTTCTTGCCTCCCTTCTTCTTCTTCTTGGGTGGACGGCCAACTTGTGAGCCGTAGGTGCCGGGGCCTTTAGGCATGGGAGGGCAGCAGATAGGGCCAGCCTAAGTCAGGCTCTAGCCTCAGCCAAGGCGCAGACTGCTGCGATCAGCCAAAAAACTTGCTCACCAGATCAGTGTCTGCCTTAGTCAGCGAGCCTGCGTGCAAGATCTCGACCATTTGCCCCAGCTTTTCCTTGCGGTCGCCATCCGCAGCGTCGATGGCATCACGCAAAAGCCTTGGCACGTTGCGGTTGTCGGGCCAGCCGCCGATCATCGTGACAGCTTCTTCAAGCGTCATTGAATAGCTTTTTGCACAGCATCATCAACCCAATCATAGAGGCCGCTAGCTTTTTCCTTCAACCCGGCCGGGTTTAGGACATATTGCACAAAGGCCTCAGCAAAACGTTCTTTCTCATTAGATAGTCCATATTGAGAGACTGATGCGATTTGCCCAGGCACTTGGAATCCGCTGCCCTTGAAACTTCCTCCATTGATGCCAGCGTAGTGAACTTGGTGCCCTGTTTCGTGCAACATCACTGGGATCCACTCTTGCCTTTTGTCAACATCTGAATAGGTGGCCCATGGAAGCTCGCCTTTGCCGGTCTTCACATATTCCATGGTCCTGTCCAGCGATTTTTCAACGGCTTGCAGCAGGTCTTTCTTTTTCCCTAAAGCGGAGTTTCTTCGCATTGAAATGTTTACAACCCCTTGGCACTGTCGGGTATATCCAAGGGCAGTTGGCAGTGGAGCAATTAGCCTTGGCAAAACTGCCGTGTCGCCTGCTTCTAGGCGTTTCAAGAAATCCACAGACTGAGCCAGATCTTTTTCTGTGTAGCCCTGTTTTCTAAGAAGCTCAACCTTTGCTTTTTGCGATGCAGCGATGGCTTGAATTTTTGCGCCTTCGTAACTTGCGAGGTTTTTGGTGATGTCTTCATCCGCAAAAGTAAAGTTTTGAGCCACATTATTTTTTCTGACAAATTTTCTAAAATTATCAATGTTCCGCTTTCTGAGTGGGTCATCAGACAAAGCCGTAAGCACTTTGTCGGCAACTGCGCCAGTGCCGCCCACGGACTCCATATATTCAGCGACTTCCGGGGAATCAACAAACTGATCTTTGAACGGCTTTTGGGCCTGCGGTTTGGGACGGGCCTGTGCAGCTTTGGGTTTGGGTTTTGGCTTGGGTTTGGGGGCCGCGGCTTTCTTGCCCTGTGTGATCTTGTCCGGCTTGCCGTAACGCTGCTGCAGCTGCGTCAGGCTTACCTCTGTGCCATCGGTCCGCATGAACCGCTTCATCGCCCCATCAGGGCCATAGCGATCAGCCAGCCGGTTGAAGTAACGGGCCTTCTGCCTGCCTGCTGCTGTGTCACGGCCACCGTTCAGCATCCGCGCCTGGGCCGCACTTGGCTCGAACTTGGACTTGCGGCCTGACTTGGTGTTTGCCCGCAGGTCATAGATGTGCTGCGCTGCGCTCACGTTGACCGGCACACGGCCACCATCTGGATCCTTACTGCTGGGCTTCGATTCAGGCGTCGGTCGATAGCCCTGGGTGTTCGGTGGCGTGCTAAGCCCCAGGCCCTCGTAGTCAATGATCGGGATGGTCGTAGACCTGCAGTTGAAGTGCGGCGGGTTGGCTGGTGTTGGCCCCTTGCCGTACTCGTAGACCGACTGATCAAGGTTTCGGCAAATCGGGGATGTGCGGCTGTCCAACGTTGCAACCCAGCGATACTTTTTCGTGACCTCTGGGTTTGCCCTATAGACCTGCTGGCTAGCCGCGTTGGCCGTTGCATTGACGCTGGTCCGCACCAAAGTCCGCACCTGGTGCTTCGCCATCTTCCAGGCGTTGCCGGTCTGGGCTAATGCCACCTGCCGCGGGGTCAGTGCCTCTGTGGAAAACCCCAGCTCGCCATACAAAGACCGGGCAATCGCTGCTGTGCTTTCGCCAGTAAGCAGGCCATCAAGCACCGCACGGGAGAATAGCTCGCCTTGCCGTTCTGCCAAGCCACGAAACGCCTTTTTGACGCTGGTGCCATCGGGCATCCGGATGATCGCGCCCTGCCTGGCCGTCAGCTTCATCAGTGCGCCTGGGCCTTTAACTGCCTCCTCGATGTTTTGCTGCAACAAGTTGGTGCCAACGTCCAACGGATCAGCAGAAACCACAGATCGAGCAAATGACTCGGTGACCTCAACGGTCCGCACTGAAGTCTTCATGCCTGCAGGAACTGCACGCTGCAGCTCGCCAGTGGCGAACGCAACCTCGACATCAGCCAGGCCGTCCAGCTGTTTGATCAGCGCGTCAACGCTGCTGTTTGACCATGACCGCATCGAGTCCAGGTTCTGCTTGATCAGGGCCCGCATCCGCGCAGCCTTGAACTGCGGTTTTTTGCTGCTGGGCATCT